CTAAAAAGCCATTCTTTCATAGAATGCGTGTGCTATTACCTGATAAAATCCTATTACATAGTTCATTCGTATAGTTTCCATTTCAAACGAAGGATTATTAAATTCAGGTAATGGGTCTGGTATAAGGTCTATATACCCTTCTTTCTTACTTCTTTTTACAATTTTTACAGTTCGTAACCCATTTTTGGTTACTATGGCGTATATTTCATTAGTAGGGAAATACTCCCACCACTCTTTAATTTCTTTAAGACCTATTACAGAACCACTTTTTATGCGTTTTGACATTGAGTTTCCTGTGAGCACACAAGCGAAGTCTGCCCCCGCAAAACTTGGAGAGCTGATAACAAATGAAGGTTTCACTTGTGAAAACATTTCAGGGGAATTAAAGCCTCCTGCAAAATCTACCTCATAGAAAGGTACTTTTACATTGGAAACCATATCATCAGTTATAAGCACTGGTAAAGAGTCGTCTTGTTCCTCACTCTCGTTATATTCGTTTTCTATTCTCTGAAAAAGGTTCTCAAAGGCTTCCAATATATCATCAGGCATATTCTCATCGCCATTGTCGTAGGCTTTGAGTTTTTTCATAGGTAAGTTGGTGAGTTCTTGAATGCGCTGCAAGGATAAATCATACTTATTGCGCTCAGTTCTTAGGTATGTTTCATCTTCTTCGTCTAATTCTTCTTGTTCAATCTTTCCTGTTAATATAGCTCCTTTATCAAATCCGTACAAATCGGCTAATTTTTCAGCAACTACTTTTCCTACCGCTTTTTTACCCGCCATTAGTGCAGATACATAAGATTGAGATACTCCTAAATCTTGCACAACTTCATATTGCTTTTTACCAAGTTTAGAAAAAGCCTCTTTTAGGTATAAATTAACATTACCATTTTGGTTATCTAAATTATTTTCCATACCTTTGCACTTTAAAAATTAAACATTTGTAGTTATGAATTGTAATAATGAAAAGCGAGCATTTGCACCTATGTCTGTAGAAACAGAGTTAAGTTTATATTGTGCTTTGAGTGACTTAATAGAAAAACATTCTTATTGCTCCCCTATAGTATCTCCTCATTTATCAGAACGATTAAGAAAATATATAAAAGAAAATCCTGAAAAATTTGAAAAGGAAATGAGTAAATACAACTCATATTCTGGTGATACTTCAGTAGAAAAACAAATTAAAAAAACACATTCTATATCCATTAAACCACCTACTTTTCAGGAATCAATGTTTGAAATCAGTAAAAGTCTGAATAATGAAAGAATTTCTAAAACGGAAACTAATACTGAATATGCTGTTATTATAAGTGTATCAGCATTAATTCTATCTTTTTTAGCTTTTCTATTCTCCCTTGCAAAGGGTTAGCAGCTTTTTTTATGCTATACACAAGTTCTAATATTGATGTTTTTTCTTCCTCTGTTGCAAATATATTTATATTTTCCAACTCATTTACTAATGCATTTATCATTAAATTTACTTTATCTACTGTTTTTTCAAAAAGAGACTCTTCAAAAAGTTTAACAGACAAAAGGCATTCTGCAGCCTCTAAATAAAAACGCATATAATCATTGTAATCTCTTAATTTTAGACACATTTCGGCAATATTCATTTTTATTTCAGACTTAATGTATATCTCCTGCAAGTTGCTACTGACTATTAAATTCTTTATGATATATTCTTTATTCTTAAGTTCATCTATTTTGCTTTTAAAATCTACCACACTAATTATTTGAATCCCCACTAAAAAGGTAACAATAACCCCTAAAAGGGTAGCCATAGCCCCAAAACTATCCCACGTAAAAGGACTAAATCTACACCAAAATAATAGTAATGTAACCACACTTATCAGCAGTGATAGCAGCGGTAATACATTTTTCTTCAAAAAATCTTTCACTTCAAAATATTAAAAATCAACTAATTATAAAAATATAACAAAAATAATCACTAAAAAAGTGATAAAATATTTGCATTATAACAAAAATGGTTATATCTTTGCACCGTAAAACTAAAACGTTAGAATTAACGTTGCAAAATTAATAAATAATATGAGATTAACAAATGAAGCAAGAAGTATTATTGTAAATAGTATGGCTGAATTCTCTATCGAGGTGGGTAAACAGCCCGTAACTATTGGTCAGTGGATGTATATGCGTCCTCATATGTTTTTGAAGATAGAAAATTACATCCCTTTAAAGAAATTCGTTCAAACCGACAATATAGATGATTTATTTGAGTTTGAAAGTGAAGAAGAAAAAAAAGAACTCCTTAATAAGTATAGGACTTTAAGATATGAACAAGCAACAGCACATACGACACTTAAAGAGTAAGATAAAAGAATTAGAGACTACAAAGTTATGTCTTGAATCAACAATAAGAACTCTCACAAATGAGATTATCCGTACTAATGACGAGCTTGCTATTGTGGAAGGTAGCAAGCCGTCTTCTAAACGACAAAAGAAAGTGGTAGATATATCGAAGTATGAGGCTCAATTCTTTGCCGAGTGCGAACGCTACCGACAAAATAGCTAACAAAAAAGCGACACTTCCCAGCGTCGCCTTAACAAATATTAATTTAATAATTCTAAAAATTTTTTAACGATGGCAAAATTACAACAAATGAATGAGATGACCAAACAAAGTAGCCAAATTCTTCTAATTGACGGCTATGTAACGATGAACGGCAAGCGTTATGATGAGTGCGTGCCGTTTGAAAGAGAGGCGTTTAACGAGGCTCTGCATATAGTGCGAGGCGGTAAGAAACGCACACTTCCTGTAAATGTTTTTACGATGACAAAAGAGAACTACACCCCCAGTGGTAAGGTAAGCAAGGCAATGTTCGATTGCTTAATAAACAAGGTACACAGCATTGAAGATAGTAATATTGATGAGTTTGGTATTGAGGCTAAGCACGGGGTATATGAGTTATCTGTACGTGGTGCGTGGGTGCTTGATAAGAGTACTCGCCGCTCAACTATTCAGATAGTGTATAATGAGAGTTATGTACTGTACAAGGGCGAGTATTACGATTTGCAATTTTCAGATGAGCAAATAGGTGTATTAACAGACTTGCTCAATGAAGAGTATCAGAGGCTTGACAAAGAGGCAGAAGAAGAGCGCAGGGCTGAAATTATGGACGAACTCGCACGCCGAGAAGAACGAAAATCATACAATTTTATCCAATACGGATTTTTAAACGTTTAAAATTTACAACTATGAAATTACAGATAAAATACGATATCGGTAACAATGTATATGCTGTATGGGGCAATAAGATAGCCCTCGCAAAGGTAGAGTGTATAATGGTAGAAGCGTGGGAGAAAAATAAGCAAATATCCTACGGGCTGAAGTTCGAGAGTGGCGAGTATAACAACTTTGATGAAGGCGAAATATTCGACACAAAGGAAGCAGCCGCCAACTACCTATTAAGAGAAGAATAAATCATTTAATTAATTCATACACGTAGAAAAGTGTCGTGTTATCCTTAAATCTGTACATAATTCATCACGACAACGCACGGCACTTTCTTTTAAGAACAATAATTAACAATTAAATATACAGAATAATGAGTTTAATAAAAAAAGCGAATGAGCTTACAATTCAGACTAAAATTAAAGCCCTTATATATGGGCAGGCTGGTACAGGGAAGACTACCCTTGCACTATCAGCACCAAAGCCACTACTTTTTGACTTTGACAACGGCGTACACCGTGTGAACTTCGCACACTTGCAAGATGTGGACACTGTACAGATACGCTCTTATCAGGACTTCTTGGACGTGCTCGCAAATGAAAATCTAACTCCTTATGAAACCTTTGTTATTGATACAGGGGGCAAAATGTTAGACTTTATGGGCGAGTATATCATTAAGAATAATCCCAAAATGGGAAAAGCAAACGGTATGCTAACACTACAAGGCTTTGGAGAACGTAAGATGATGTTTTCAGCACTTGTAAAACGTATTAGCATAATGAATAAGCACGTGGTATTTGTCGCTCATAGGGAAACAAAAACAGAGGGAGACGATACACGTTACATTCCTCAATTCGGAGGTACAAACTATGACAACCTTGTGACAGAGTTAGACCTTGTAGGATATGTAGAAGCGCAAGGGCGTGAGCGTACCATCACCTTTGACCCTACCTCACGTAATGATGGTAAGAACTCGTGCAACTTACCTCCATTGTTCAAGATACCTACTATCATCGATGAGCAAGGCAACCCTACCGCACCTAACGACTTCTTCACAACGCACGTAATTGAGGCGTATAATGCGAGGTTAGAACAACACCGCAAGGCTAATGAAGCATACCAAAAGCTCATTAAAGAGATTGACGACAATATAGCGGTTATCACAGATATAGACAGCCTTAATGAAACTGCTCAACGAATACAGGAGTGGCAACATATTGGCAACTCTAAGATAGTGGCGGGTCGCAAACTCAATGAGAAGGCGGCGACTTTGAATGCGAAATTCAACAAAGAAAGCAAGCAGTATGAAGCAGTATAATATATATCCTACGTTGTTGGATAGTTTTACCAACTATCTTAATTCATCGGTAATCTATCAGCAGTTTTGGGGCTCATCAGAAGCCCCAACGCTGACAGAGGAAGAGTACGAGCGTCAAGCTTTTCAAGAACTCATTAACCGCATTAATAGAGTGCCATTCGAGAGTGAAGCCGCTGACAAGGGTACTGCATTCAATGAGGTGATAGATTGCATAGTTGAGGGTCGCAAGAGTACCAAGATAGACATTCACAGCGAGGGCGAGGTAATAATGGCAATAATCAATGGCAGACAGTTCGCTTTTTCAAAGGAACTTGCTAAGAATATTGCAACACCTTTGAAAGAGGAAAATGCGCTTACTCAGTATCGTGTAGAAGGCACTATTAGTACTCAATATGGTGAAGTCTTTTTGTACGGGTACTTAGACTACTTACTGCCATTCAAGATTGTCGATTTAAAGACAACGGGCAAGTATAACGCTTTCAAGTACCGCAACAATTGGCAACACATTGTATATCCTTACTGCTTGAACCAGCAAGGTATTGAGATAACCAATTTTGAGTATTTGGTTACTGATTTTAAAGGAGTGTATAAAGAGGCTTACGCTTATATGCCTAAGTTAGATATACCACAATTAAAGGAAGTGTGCGAGCGATTTATTGAGTTTTTGGAGAGCAACCGAGAACTTATTACTGACAAGAAGATTTTTAATGAAAAAACTGCATAAAAGTAGAAGTTTTTATAAACACGAATGAGTAAAACCAGCAGTCGTGAGGTTTTCGCACCTAAGCGTTTTAGTAACGACTTTTTAAGCAAATGAAAACAATATTTAAAGTAGGAATGAAGGTTTATGACCAAATTGTATTTCCTGATGTAAAGGGAAAGGTTGTGGATATTAACGAATATAGTTCGCACCCTGTTAAAGTCCACCGTGAAGATGGAAAAGGTGGTGATTTTTCTTACACTACAGATGGGCGTTATCATAAAGATATTGAACCAACACTTTCCACAAAGCCTTACACACTTGAAAACTTTGAACAGAAAAAATCCTCCGCCCCATCATATGAGGAAGCTCTCGAGAGAGCGTGCGATAAAGGTGGTTATTATTATCTATCGGATAATTTAGCAGTACCGAGTAAAGAACTTGCTGATGCAACAATGGCACTTTTGAAACTTCTATTTTTAAGAGACTATTACAACAAGGGTTGGCAACCCGATTGGACAGATGATACTTGGAAATATATAATAGAAAATTATAGAGGTGAAATAGAAACTGAACGAACTTGTGGTAATGGTAAAATATTAGCTTTTAAATCTAAAGAAATTAGAGATAAATTCCTTGAAGAACAAAGAGAATTATTAGAAATAGCAAAACCTTTATTATAATGAAAAAAGTAAATACAAACCCAATAGACATAATGCTATTAGCTTGTGAAATCTTAGATTTAGATTTTAACAAATATGGCGATAACTTGGAAATCATAGAA